CACGTTCCCACGCGGAAAGATCCGCTATCCCTGCCCTAGATTAAGTGCTAGAGCAGGGGCTCCCACCTCAAACGTAGCTTTGTTTGAGGTCTCGCGATAGCTCCACTTTCCCATTTAACCAATGGGGAAGGGGCCTCAGTAAAGTACTGAAGCAATCGTGAGCTGTATCGGTCGGGTAACCGATTGCATGTAGTTTTCACTACATGCCGTAGGTATTCCCTCGCGCACTTCCCTATGTTCCAACGTGATTTAAGCGTTGGAATAGGGTCAGGCGTGAAAGACGCCCAACCGAAGAGACCCGAATCAATCGGCACTGTAGGAATCTCCAAAGGAAATTCCTGTAGTATGGTCGATTTCATCCAGGAAGCGACGTGGTCGTAACCATTTCGTAAGAAATTGTTACGTACTTCGACGCAACTGATGATTGATTCGGGGCGGGCCCTATCAGGGTACGTTATGGAATACGTCGGGGTTACATCGTAACCTGCGAACGCATCCAAACCACAAGACTCTCTAAACCTTCCGGTTGAGAAAGTCTTCGATTGGTTAATCTCGAAACCGAGATAACGTAAAAGTCCCTGTACGGTACCTCCTATGTCAGAGGGTACGATTATATCGTCCCCAAAGACTAGGACCTCGCGTCCCAATCTCTCCATTGTTTCGATTGTAACCGGTAACCTCCGTTCGAAAAGACCGGAGGCGATCGATATACATGCGAAAACAATAGATTGAATTGGGAACGTGATGGCAGATCCCATGCAGGAGAGTTTCCTGAGCATACAATACTTAGGAGACTTCAGGTCGATAGTATTTACTACCCACCTTGTCCGACATGCATGTAGTGCTTCAATAAGCGTAGAGTTACGCCTAAAGATGCGTTCTACAACATAGAGAGACATCCTATCGGAAGCGCTGGACAAATCTATCGTCCAGTGGTCCTTCAGCATGGAAGCTTGCTGAGCTGCTTCCTGATTGAAATGTTGGTCACGAAAGTGAATAACATTTCGCAAAGGGGTGTAGATCAGACGCTTACTAAGATAGTCACGGATACATTGCTGTGACCATTGATGTGCAATAGGTTCGGAGGCAATAAGCCTAGGACCTTTTTGCGTCTTTGGGACAGCAATGAGCCGACTGGGAGGTTCATGTACTTCGAACCTACCTTGACCATCTTTGGAAGTAACAGTATCAACCCAATGCTCATAATTGGCAAAGCCAAATAATGACATTGGAAAGACCTGTTCAAGCTTAGTAGGCCAGTGTGTGAAATCATACTTCGACATCACATACCGATCTGCGACTGCACCAGGTCCATGCTTAAACCTCCACTCTTCAGGGTGGAATTCACCAAGAAGAGCGGCGACAATGTCAGATACCTTATGTAAAGTATCCAGCAGATCGCTAGGAGGTTGGATTGCATCGTCGTCTAGCTCGGAGAAAAGAGCTGGAGCAGCACAGCCATCCACGCCTCGACGAGTTTCAAATTTGAGACTCCCAAGGTCGTGAGTGTCGATGCTATCGCTGTCCCAATCAAGGGACCCGATTTTGCAAGCCGAGTCCGTACGGAAGAACTCACGGACAGTTTCGTGAGTTTTGTCATCGCTACACTCCATCTTAAGCTTCTTAGCAGCGAAGTACAGCTGCCTAAGGGCGCGGATGGCTGCGGTGTCCGCATCGGACCTAAGCAATCCACTATCATGGAAGACAAGCTTCAGTAGCCCCCGGA